GAACTTCAGGAGCTACCCAATCAGCACGTTCTTGAACAACGTAGCCAACTACAATTTCTGTTTCTATAGTTGCGTTTTCAGGATCATCAGGATCTGGAACAGTGCGAGTTTCTGTAACGCCAACGTACTCGTAAGCACCTAAAGGCTTTTCAGGAGTAAAGTCAAAAGCAAAAAAGTTTTCAGTTGCTGGCGCTCCAGAACTCCAACCAATAATAGACGTTCCGTTTACTTCAATATATGTATTCATTAGTTATATACCCATGCTTGAAAGTTTGCATAAAAAACAGCAGAATTATTGTTACTTCCAGTGCCTAGTTGAAGTTTTTCTCCGGGAGCTAAAGTAAAAAAATCACCAGACATAATAAAATTACCGCTTTCTATTTGTACAAGCGTGTCGTTTTCTTGTAAAACAGGCGTATACTCTAAATTAGTATTATTAAAATTATTAAAACCAAAACCAACAGATCCATTATGCCCTCTAATAATTTCTCTTGAATTTGTTCCATCAGTAATTTCTAAAAAATAATAATAATCTGTTGTAGATGTACTTGGAAAACTAGAGGCGGCGTATTCTCTACCAGAAGTAGCGCTAGCACTTGATTTTCTCCAATAAATTTTTGCGTATTTACATGAAGTAGGAGCAGTATACAAAGTGTATTTAGTAGTTGTAGAGGGACTACCAGAACTAGCAGAAGATGTAGCATAAACTGTAGTAATTGAATCTGGCCTAACTATTGTTTTTTCTAAGTTTGCTGTTGGGGTTGCAAGAACAGGTGTTAAAGACATAGTTTTATCCTCAAGTAATTTCTACGCCTTGTGTGCGTACTTTAGTTGAAATATCATAACCTGAATATGAAAGGTTTGTAGAGGTTTCGTTTAAACTACCAATAGGAACAATTGATTGATATTCAGTATTTGTAGTAAAACCACTGGTAATAGTTATAGCCGTACCAGTATATGTTAAACCCCCGTTCTCAGCTTTGTACAGCCTTATTTCATTAGCACTATAAGGAATAGCAACTAAATTAGTGTCTAGTGCTTCAATGTTCCACGTATAATGATTATAACTACTTCCTCCAGTAATTCCGCTCATATAAGTATTAAAATTACTTGATATTGTAGTTGCACTTAAAGAGTAACCATTTGCTGTATTTGTTGTTAAAGAAGCATCAAAATATTTAAATTCTGCAAAACCTCTTGATTGATGACCAGCAATAACATAAAAACGATTTTCGTCTTCATTGTACAAAGCAATAATTCTACTGTAAGACCCGTCACCACTAAGAGAAAAATTACCATATCCTGTGGATACCGCTAAATTTCTAACGTATACATTATATCCATATTTAAAAAAATAATGATTATTACAAATGCCGCCTGTTGCGTAAGTAGAGGCAGTACTATAAAATCCAGTATGCGCTGTAGCTGTTGCAGTACCAGCAGGGTGTCCCCCAGCATAAGTTAAGTCATATTCAAAAATTGTTCCTGAACCGTTTACTGCATAAAATTTGTTATTTTTGTAATCAAAACAAGGCGAACCATAGGAAGGACTATAAATTGTAGTATTTGTTCCTGCGGCACTTCCAGCAGATCCATCTCCGGGGTAAACTAATTTTCCAAATCTAGAACTTGAATTATTATCTACAACAAAGTAATAATACAAATTTTCATTAGGAACTTGAATAACAGCAAACCGATCAGTGGTTGAATTAGTAGGTGTTCCTGAAATAAAAGGTGGATTAAAATCTTCAGTAGTTCCTACTGTCACAGAAGTGTTTAAAGATGCTCCTGAAAAATCATAAGAAAATCTTGAATCAGAAGTTCCTGTAACTTCGTAACCTGTTATAGGAGTAAAGTTAAGTTGTGTGGAATTAACAAAATCTACGTGTCTCATTGTTAGTGATTGTTTGGTTGCCGCCGCTACAGGCGTATTAAATTTAATATCAAAACTTTCACTAGGAGGAACAACAACATTTCCTGTAGAGTCTTCAAAAGTATCTCCAACAACTGTTCCATCAATCGCAAACGTAGCGTCAGACGATCCTATATCACTGTCTTGAACTTGAACTTCTCTAACAACTCTTGTCGTAGAAGCATCGTTTGTAAAGACAGGAATACTAGACCCATCAACAGATAAGTCTGCCTGAGTAAATGTAGTATTAGTAAACTGTTTAATTGTTTCAGCCATTAGATTGCTCCTTGGGCATACATAGACGCAAAGTGGTTAACTTCAGGAATGGTTACGTGTTGGTTAACAGACGATGCACTTATGTAAGCATCAGGTACTGTAGCCCACGTTACGTTAGCGGTTAGGTCATTAAGTTCTACAATAGTTGGATACGTAGTTATCACCCAATTACGTACAGCGGCGTTAGTTGGTATTTGTGTATCGCTGTTTGTAAAAGTTTCACTAGACGTAGTAATTGAACCAGCATCTAGATCAGAAAACGTAACACTAGTTAAGTAGGACTGTGTTGAATGATCGCCCCAGCCGTAAGCAGTATCCCAATTAGATATGTTTAAATTAGATCCTGTAACAGCACCAGAAAAAGTTCCTGTAGTTCCTGAAACTGCCCCTGAAAAAGTTCCTGTAGTTCCTGATACAGCACCACTAAAAGTACCTGTTGTACCTGACACAGCCGCAGGAGTAGTTCCTCCGATTACTGTGTTGTCAATAGTACCGCCATCAATGTCAGCAGTGCTAAAGCTACCGGCGGCTGGAGTACTGCCTCCAATGACAGTATTATCAATAGTGCCAGCATTAATATCAGCAGTCGTAGCCACAAGAGAGCTAAACGTACCAGCACCCGGAGTAGATCCACCAATAGTAACGCCATCAATAGTACCACCGTCAATGTTAGTTGTTACAGAACCACCTGTAAAGTTAACAGTTCCTGTAGCAGTAATTCCATCAAACGTTGCAGTACCAGTAAACGTAGGACCAGCAATATTAGATTTAGTCGCTACTGCCGTAGCAATAGCATCAAATTCTGTATCAAACTCTGCACCACGAATAACCTTATTAGTGTCACCCGTAGGCAGAGAATCTTTAACAGTAAAATTAGTAAACTTTACATAATCAGTCATAAGGTTATCCTATTTAACTTTTAGTTAAACACCCTGTCATCAAGACGTTTAAATAAAAGGGGGCCAGTTACGACCCCCGTAGAGTATCTTACTCGTCAGCGATGGCGATGATAAAGCCAGCTTCAGGACGGTAAGTCTCAACACCGTACAGAGTGTCAGACGTAAACAGCGTAGACAGGTATTCCTGCTTGTACTGAGTCTGAGAACGTACAGCGAGTTGCTCGGCCATAACCAGAGCGTCCTTGTGGAAGAACAAGCAACCACGAACGTCGATAGAACCGCCAGCGTTCTGAGCAGCAGTCTCCAGAGTAGGAGCGTTGCTAGAAACGTAAACGTCTACGCCGTACAGGTTACCGATCAGACCAGACTCAACGCCACGGCCACCAACAAAGTCGGAAGACACGTAACGATCAATGCCCATGATTGACTTACGAGCGGCAGGAGGAATTACGAGAACTCGTCCGTCCATCGGTACGTCAGCATCGTCCATGAGCTTGATAGCTTCACGAAGAGCAAGGTCAGTGAAGTTGTCACCAGTAGCAACGGTGTCAGCAGCAAAAGTAGCGAGGCCACTAGATGCGTTGACGTAGTAAGCGTTGCTGTTAACCCAGCTAGAGGCGTCCGTAGGAGAAGCAGTACGAGTACCGTCACCGAAGCCAGTAGCAGCGTTAATCAGATCGGTGTCAACTTTCAGAGCCAGTTGGTAACCAGCGTCTTCAGTGTAGAACTGTCGCAGAGAAGACAGAGCCTGTACTTCTACGATGTCCTCAATCAGACGTGAGTACTCAAAGTGACGATCTACAGTGATAGTCAACTCTGACTCAAGGTTAGCCTGAATGGTTACCGCAGTTGCTTCCGCTTTAGCAGAGGCAGAGCCACGAGTAGGCTTAGGGATGTGGATTACATCGCCCTTCTTACCTGTCATAGACATACGCTTGACAAGCGGAGCCATCTTCAGGTTCTTTTG